CAACGTGCACGACTGGCGCCTTGTGTGCCTGCGCTGCTTTACGCTGCTTGCTGCCGAGGCTGACGAGCCCATCGAGACGGACGTGTGCCCGCATTGCTCGCGGCCTGTTGTCGAAGAGCGCGACCATGCCGACGGCTGCGACCGTGGGCGAGCTCGGCGCGCTGTCATGGCGAGCATGACCGGCCCCGCGACGGGCGGCGCGCTGTGACCGACAACCACGAACAAACCTTTGCTTTCGCCCTATGGTGGGGCGTTATCGCTGCCGGTGCTGCCGGCTTTCTATTGGGGTGGATTACATGACAGAGAAACACACACTCGCCGCAGCGCTCGCACGCGCTCAGGCGGCAATGAGCAACGTCACCAAGGACCAAAGCAACCCGCACTTTCGGTCGCGCTTTGCGTCGCTGGCAGCCGTCAGAGACGTCGTGATACCTGCGCTTGCTGCGGAAGGTATCTCCGTCGTGCAGATGCCCGGAAACGACGAGCACGGGCGCGTGTGCGTGCGGACGGTCCTGCTCTACAACTCCGGTCAGCTCGATTGCGGGACGTTGGCGACGACGGCGACCGTTCGCGGAGGTAACGAGGCGCAGGCTGTCGGGTCTGCGCTGACCTACCTGCGACGCTACGCGCTCGCCGCCATCGCAGGAGTCGCCCAGGAAGACGACGACGGGCAGGCAAGCGGGCCGGCGAAGCCGCGGCAGGCCAGCCGACAATCGAGCAAGCCGGCGCAGCATCTCGCCATCCAGGCGGCACGGGACAAGCTCCGCGCCGTGTTTGGCGACGACGTCGAAGACGCCGAGCGCATGGTGCGCGAAACGGTCGACATGCCGCTGCGCGAGGCATTGCAGGACGTCGAAGCGTGCAAGGTCATCCTGAACGCGCTCGCCAAGGAGTAGCCATGACCGACGCACACATCCTGACGACCGGGCAGATTGAGTCGGCCCTCGCCTACATTGAAGACCTGGAGACGCGCATCGACTTGCTTGAGGACACGCCAGAGGACCAGCGACGCGCCGAGGTCTACGTCGAACGCATTAACGACGCCCTGGAGGCGCTCGGGGAATCCATCCCGGCGAAGGCCGAGCGGGCTATCCACGTGCTCCGCGCTGCGGAGGCGACCGCGCAGCGACTGAAAGCGGCAGAGGAGCAAATCAAGGCACGCCGGGCGCGCGTCACTCGCACCGTCGAGCGCATCAAGCGCGACCTCGCCCCGCGACTGCTCGACGCACATCGGCAATACATGGCCGACGACAGCGCGAACCTGCGCACCGATGCCGGGACCATTTACACGACGAAGCGCACCCGGCTCGTTGTGCCCGATGACCCGGCGCGATGGCCTGCCGAGTTCGTTGAGCTCGTGCCCAAACTTGACCGGCGAGCGCTTACCGCGCACGTGAAAGCAAACCCAGACGACGCCCTCGACGGCGTTTACCTTGAGCAGACTGAGGGAGTGACCATCCGATGAGCAACACGATTGTAATTACCGGCAACCTGGGCGCAGACCCGGAACAGCGCAACCCCGGCGCCGGGCCTGTCGAGCTGCGGCTCGCTGACTCGACCGGCTATGGCGAGCGAAAGAAGACCGCATGGTGGCGCGTTAAGGTATGGGGCAAGACGGGCGAGTATGCGCTCAGCACGCTCCGCAAGGGCGATATGGTCACGGTTGCCGGCGAGGCCAGCGTCGACGAATGGCAAGGGCGCGACGGTCAGACACGGTACACGCTCGAACTGAACGCGCAGCGCCTGGACGGGCCTTTCAAGCGGCGCAGCCGGGACGACGTTGGGGGCTACGAGCGCCGACTCGAGCGCAACGCAAAGCCATACGCCGACGACGATGACATTCCGTTCTAATGGCCGGCACCGCCGAAGGCATGGCGAAGGCTCGCGCAGCGCTAACCGAGCGCCGAAACGCTGAACAGCGCGCGTTCATTGAGGCGTGGAACAAAGCCGACAGCGTCGAGGAGGTCGCGCAGGCTTTCCACATTGAGCCGCAATCGGCACGACGTCGCGCCACTCGCGCGCGTGCGATGGGGCTCGACGTGAAGCACATGCCAATAAGCAAGGGCGCGCACCCTCGCTTGCGAGTAGGGCAGCGCGTGCGCCTCGGTTACTTTGTCGGCGTCGTTGCAAAGCGTTTCGCCGCTACTAATCAAGTCCTGATTGTGTGGCCGGATGGTCGCGCAGAGCTAGGGACCGCGCGTGGTCGCATGGCCTGCGGCGAGTTCGTCGAGCTCGTGTCGTGCTGATACTTGCCATTGACCCAGGCACGCGCACAAGCGGCGTCTGCCTCTACGAAAGCGACAGCCGGCGCGTCATCTGGTCGTGTAAGCAGCTTGAAAACGAGCAAGCGCTTGCGCTGTGTCGCTCCGACGCGCCCGGCTTTGCTGCCGTCGTCATGGACCTGACGCCGACGATGGACGGCTGGCGCGGGTTGTTTACCGTCGCCGTCGAGCGCGTGCAGGCGCAGGGCATCGCAGGCAATGACGTCATGCTCACGTGTGAATGGTCGGCGCGCTTCGTCGAGGCGGCAGAGTCGGCAGGGCATGCGGTGCGCTGGCATTACCGGCGCGAGGTATGCCGGCACCTGGACGTAGTCGGGGCGAACAAAGACGCCCAGGTCCGCGCCCGGTGCATCGAGCTGCACGGCGGCGACCGGAAGGCCGCGCAGGGTACAAAGAGAGAGCCGGGACCATTACACGGAGTTTCGGGACACTCGTGGCAGGCTTTGGGCCTCGCCCTTTTGGTCGCGGACATCTAGAATGAGGGCACCACTCGCGACCTTTCTTGCAGGTCAGGTCCGAGTGCGGAGGAAAGGTGGTTCCCCTATGCCCGAGAAGAAGTGTACATCCTGCCTGCGCAAGCTGCCCGCGAGCCTGTTTCACCGCATGCGACTGAAAAGCGGGGCGTGGGGCCTGCAGTACCAGTGCAAAGACTGTCAGCGCGCGCGAAAGGGCTCTCCAAAGCAACTGCCGTGGGTGACGCGTTTTTGGCGGTCTGTTGACCGCTCAGGCGATTGCTGGTTGTGGATGGGCGCACTTAACAGCGCTGGCTACGGGGTGCTCGGCAAAGAGCGGGCACACCGGCTGGCGTACCTAATCAGCACAGGCGTCGCGCCAGCCGACCAGTGCGTTCTTCACTCCTGCGACCAGCCGCGCTGTGTGCGGCCCAGTCACTTGAGCCTTGGAGACAGGGCTCGCAACTCGGCCGAGATGGTGCAACGGGGCCGCAGTCTGAAGGGCTCAAGACAGCCTAACTCGCGCCTTACTGAGGCTCAGGCATTGGCAATACTTGTGTCGCCACTGTCTAGCCGAGAGCTGGCCAAGGTGTTCCCGGTCAGTGCGCGAACTATTCGCAAGATTCGTCAAGGAACACGATGGGCTCACCTCGACGCACCTAGCGCTGCTCGTCGCTGACGTCTAGCGCCGCCGCGACCGGCAGGCGCGACACCATGATTGGTTGCGAATGACGTCTTCGCCGCTCGGCCCTTGCCCTGCCATGCGTCGCAGGCCGAACGCGTCGATAGGCTTCTCATCGTCGCACCGGGGACACCTCCGGTACGCAATGCCGTCGACGGTCTTGTGAGACTGAATCAGGGTTAATGTGCGCATCACCTCTCCCGGTTTCGCTGGTACTCGCCCACGTCGAGGATTCGCTCGAGCACGTAAATACGCGCCCGGTCGTCGCGCTGCTTGTCGGCAAGGTCCGCAATCGTCGGCGGCTTGCTTGCGGCGTTCTCGACTTCTCCGCGCAGCGCGCTGACCTGGGCCTCGCATAGCTCGCCGGCTCGTAGCTCAATGCGAGCATCTACAGCCCTTGCTATCGCCGTCTGGTCGTCGTGAACCATCCCGGCAACCCATCGGTCGGCCTGCGTGGTCAAAGCCGCGACACAGGCCAGCAGGGCCGTTGCCGTCGTCTTGTCGACCTTAGCGAGCAGCCCGACAGGCCCAGGCGCTCGATGCTGCCGGATAGCCTGCTCAGCGGCATCGGTCGCAATCGTCAGGGTGTCGTCGGGCATGGTCGGCCTGCTGGCCTGCGTCTTAGCGCGTCGCCGCTGCGACTGCGGCCTCGATGCCCGACTCGAGCAGCGCACGCACCAGGGCGAGAATCTGCCGGTCGCACTTGCACCCGGTCGCCTCCTCGGCGGCGTCCGCGACCATGCCGACGGCAGCGCCGGCCGCACCCTTGCCCGCGTCGAGCAAGGCGCGCTCGTCCTGCGACAGCTCGCGCGCGTCGTCGTCGTCCTCGACCGGGTCGGGCTGAATGTGCGGCGCCATCGTCCGCGCGAGCTCCTGCGGCATGCCCGAAGCCTTAAGCCTGCGCATACCCTCGGCCCGCGCAATCGCGAAACGGCGACGGCCGGCAAGGTGCGGCGCCTTGTCAGCGGCGAACTCGACGACCTCGGCAGCCGTGCGGGCGATGACCTTTCGCTCAGTCTTGGGGAGGCGCATCGGTCTTACTCTCCTTCTGTCCGTCGACGTAGGACTGCCCAAACAGGTACGAGCCGATGATAGCGGCGCTCGCCTGGTAGGCCTTCTCCGCGTCAATCTCGCCCGTGATGGCCTGGAACACGTAGGGCGCCAGCGCGCCGAGCAGGGCAAGCCAGAACTTGCGGCTGCGTAGCTTTTCCATCTAGTCACCTCCCGCCATAGCATCGCGCACGCGCTGCCGAATGGCGTCCAGGTCTACGAGCCCGCCAGGGCACTCCGTTGCGGCGCCTTCTAGCTCCCGGTGCCCGACGATGTCGTCAGGGCCCAGGCGCAGCGTCAGGCAAAACGCGACGAGCCAGCCGTGCAAGAGGTCAAGCGCAGCCTCGCTGGGCGGCTCGACGCTGTGATTGCCGACGAGGCACACGCCCATCGTATGCGAATTGTGCCCCTTGGCGTGCGCTCCGCGCTCCCAAGGTTCCCATCGGTCGTCAAGGTTATGCGCGCGGCCGATATGCATCTGCGGCCCGACCGGGCTGTCGGGCGCGTCAGTGAGTAACCAGTGATACCCGATGTCGCGCCAACCCTTCTCGACGTGCCATCGCTTGATGTCCTCGACCGTCGTCGTCCTAGGCGCGGCCGCATGGTGCAGCACGATTTTAGTTACGCGCGCCTCGGTCATTTGCCCGGCTCCGGCTCCGACTCTTGCGCCGCGTCGTCGTCGGCCTCGGCCTGTACTGCGTCGCCCAGGATGGCACCGCGCAGCTCGGCAGCACTGACGCCCGCTAGGCCCATCGCGACGATAATAATCGCGTATTGGACGAGCTTCTGCCCGGCGACCTCGCTGACCACGTCAGGCCATGACCGCGCCGATATTGGCGCAGGCCGCTCGACGGTCACAATTCGCCGCAGTTCGTCGAGCCTCGCGTCGACCTCGGCGCGCAGGTTGGCAACGCTTCGCGTCGTCGCGTCGACGTCAGCCCGCAGGCTGCGCGTCTCGGCTAGCGTCTCGCGTACAAGGCCGATGAGCTCGTCAGACATAGCGCTATGACAGCCACTCGCGGCAGATGACCAGCGCTGCTGCCTTTTGGTCGGCGGTCGGCTCCGGGCCGTCTGGATGGGGCGCAATGACCCAGCCCGCGTCAGGGTCGGACACGTGCACATCAACACCGTCGACGACGACCACGCCGCCCGACGCCGGGTCGATGTCCCAGCCCCCGCACCGTGCCATTGCTTCATCAAAAGTCATCACAGCCCCGAAATCTTGCCGCAGCGCCAGCCCTGGACTGTCTGCGTAAACTGGCCGGGCGTTGCGGTGTTATGCCAAGCGCAGAACCCCCAAGACGCGTTGCCCGGCGTCCACTTTGTGGCGGTCAGATTTCTAAAAGCGGTGGTAGCTGGCTGGAGCTCGTAGCCGATTGTCAGGCTGTCCAGCGGGGTAAACGTGTCTGGGTCGGGCCACGAGCCGGGCCAAGCGACCATGCGCCACCGGACCATCCCCCACTGACCCAAGATAATCTCCATCAAGATGTCAGAAGGTACGGTAATTGAGTTCTGGAGATAGGCAGTCGTGCCGTTGTTGATGTACTGAAAAGTACCGTTATACGTGCCGTACCAAATCTGCTCGTAGTCGGACGGGGTCAGATTCTCCGCGATAACGATGCCTGCGCCCTCAGGGCTTGCGGTCGTCCCGTTTAGCCTCGCCTGAAAGAAAAGGCGCTCAGAGTATTGGTCCCACGAGCCGCCGACGCTGGCCTGAATATCTGCCAACAGCATGGTCGCCGGGTACGTGTTGTTATACGGCAGACTTCTCCAGCCGTCCGTCGTCCGCATCACAAGCCCGGTGGACCCGTCAAGCTCAACGACATCGGTGCCCCCGTCGTTGTGCGACGACATCGAGACACCGTTAACCGTGCTCGGGTCTGTCGTCTTCCAGTCGGCCGTGGGGAGCGCCGCCGCGTCGGTGCAATCCCACGTCACAGTGAAAGTCGATGCAGCAGCAGCCGCCGGCTTGAGGTTGAGGAAGCCAGACACGCTAATTCGCAATCATGTGAATGTCGACGGTGCCCGATGCCGCTTTGAAGCGGAACGAGTAATCCTTCGCGTCGTTGACCACGAGCGCGAACGGGTTGCTGTCCGCTGCGACGTCGAGCTCAACGACGCTGCTGCTGCCGCCCTGCCCGCTGATGTTCATCTCGACCGTGTAGGCGGCGCCGGTCTCTTCCCAAAACACGACCTCGCTATCAGCGTGCATCACGTAGCTGTCGACGTAGCTAGTACCCAGGGACGCCGCCTCGTACGAGCCGGCAACGTTTACAGTGGCCATCCGTCAGCCCTCCAATGTGCGCGCAGTCTACAGCCGTCAAGGCGCTGCGGCATTAGTTAAGCGAGCGCAAACCCAATCGCACAAACTCGCCTTCGTCGACCGGAGTCGACGTAATGAAAAACAAGCGCTCGCTGATGTGCAGCTCGGCGTCCGTGACCTCGACCACGTCGCCCCGACGTAGGTGCGCGCCGATGTACTCCGGCACGACGTACTGGGCGAGCACGTGACGCGGTGTCAGCTCGGCGACATAGTTGCGCACGATGCGCGCCGCCGTGACCGGGTCGTATACGTAGGCGCTCGACGACTCCCAGGGCTGCGCCCCGTAAAGCGTGCGCGACTCTGAGCAGATGCGCGAAAAGGTGCCCTCGGCGAGCCGGTCGCCCGTGACGACCTCGCGCCGCGTCGGCTTGCGCCCGTTGGCGTCGAGCGCGTAGTCGAAGCGAAACTCGTTGCGGATAGCAGCGCGCGGTCCGTACTCCACGCGGCCGGAGCGCTCGGCGTTGTCGCCCTCGACGAGCTGCGCGACCGCGTCGCCTGCCTTCGCGCCCCACCGCCACAACACGAATTCGACGCCCTGCGGGCCGTCGTACAAGCTGACCGGCAAAATCGGAAACACGTGCGTTCGCAGCCAGGCGACGAGGTCGACCCGCTCATTAGGCGCCGCCATGATGTAGCCGGCGAGCTTGTACGCGTTGAGCGCTGGCGCAATGGCTTGCAGGCTGCCGCGATTGACCGGCACATCGGTCTGGTCGTATGCCCAGGCGATAACGTCGCCGGCGCCCTCGAGCAGCGCGCCCCGGTACTCGAGCCCGCCCTGCCCGTTAATGCGGGCGAAGTAAGAGCCGCTGACGGACACGCCGAGCGTCGATGCGCTGTCGATATCGACCGTTGCGACCGTGCGCCCGGTGCCGTCGTCGACGCTGGCGACGTTAAAGGCCTCCTCGCTGTCATCCTGCGTGTTGATGACCTCGACGGCAGCCTCGGCGACCTCGTGCCCGGCAATGAGCAGGCGCCGCGCGCTGCCGTTTGCCCGGCTGGCAAACGTGTGCGAGCTGTCGCTGCCCGTGTCGCTCGACGTGTCAGCGCCGAGCAGCGTGCCCGCCGTGTTTGCTGCGTTCGTTCCGCTCGACCAAAGGAATCTAAACGTGCCGCCCGATGCGCTGGCGATAGTCCAAAGGCCCGTGCCGGCCTCGATGGTCGCCGTGTATGTGTCGGTGCCTGCGCTGTCCATTTCGGCGACGACCTCGGCGGCGAGCTCGGCCGGGCTGTAACTGCCGACGCCCAGGGTCGCAGTGACCTCGCCGACGCCCTCGTTGAAGTCGATGTACCGATTCGACGTCGTTACCTTGAGCACGGTTTCGACGACGAGCGCAGGAGCGCCCCACGCGCCTGTCGCATTGTCGCCCGGCTTGCCGATAACCCACGGGTAGAACTGCTCGACGCTGCTGCCGTACATGCCCGACCACGTCGCCGGGGACACGCGCGCGTCAAGCGGAGGGAAACGCTGCGCATTCTCGCGTCGAGTGTCGAGCAGCGACAGCGAAACCGGCTCGTGCGCTGCGCCCCAAAGCGGGTCGAGCACTTGGCCGTCGAGCAGCAGCACACGCTTGCTCGTGCCCTCAAGCCACACGTAGAGCTTGCAAAATGCTGCGCCCAGGTCGTGCCCCTGGGAAATGCGCAGCGGCACGTCGGCAACGCCGTCGAAGTGAATGACGGCCGGCACGGTCAACGCTGGCGCGTCGGCATTGCGCACGGCGACCTCTAGCGGCACGTCCTCTACCTCGAGCGCCCCGCTGTATCGCGTTTCGCTGCCGTCGTCGTCAACGAATACCGCGTCGTCGGTGCCTAGGTGGTAGACGTAGCCGCCCCAGTCGAGGTCAAGCAGAAACCGACGCGCGCGGCCTCGATGGTCGGACGGCAGGAACACCGGTTAGACCTCCTCAAGACGCATGACGTTGAGCCGGTCAAGCGGCGTGTCGACCTCGTCGCCGAGCACGTTGTCGCGGTGCGGGTTTGTCGTGATGCGTACCAGGGCGAAAGCCTCGCGCCGCGTCAGTTGTTGCGTTGCCTGCCCCGACTCGACGTGGCGCAAGTACAACGCCGGCCTGCCCTCGAGCTCTTCGACGACGCCCTCGACGACCGAGAGCGTGTCGTGTGGCGTAGCTCCCGGCTCGCTGGCGCCTGGGACGATGTAGTTTGGCAACTCGCTGGTCTGGTCGAGGTATGCGCGCGAGGCATCGACAGCCGTCGACACCCACGCGACCTCGTAGACGCGCCGCACCTTGCCCAGCTTTGTGCGACGACGGCGACCGGAGCGCAGCGCCGTGTCGGTGTATTGCCGCTCTTTGCGCACGGCCCAGCCTCGGTCGTACTGATGACCAAAGGCGACGACCGGGCCGAGCACGAATTTGCCCCGAAACGCGCCGTCGGCGGTCGCCGGCGCCGTCACCCGGATTCGGTATAGCTCGTAGGTGTCGGTCCGGTCATGCACGACCACGCCATAGTCGCGAGCCCATAGCGTCGCCGTGCCGCTTGCCGGCTCTGTACCGTCAAAGCCGTCGATGGTCAGCACCGGCTTGTGCGCCGTGCCGTTGGTCCACGTGCCTTCAGTGTTCGCTGTCAGCTTGCGGAGCTTGCTGCTGCCCAGGTCGACCGTGTCGCCGACGTGCGCGCCCCGAAAGATGTAGTTCTCGACGGTAAACGAGCCGGAGCCGGGATAAACCTTGCTACCGCTGCGCGCGTAGGTCAGGCCCGTGAAGCCTGCCGATGCGTCGCCCTCGCCGAGCTGCTGCCACGTCGCCCCGTCGTAGCCCTCGAGGTAGAACGTCTTGAAGTTCGCGCCGAGCGCGAAGCACGCAAGCGTGCGGCTCGTCATGTAGGACGTCGACCCGTGCGCCTCAAGGTTGAACACGAACTTGGCTTCAGTTTCGCCGGTCGCGCGCCAATTCGCTTCGGGCTGCGGCTCGTCGTACACGAGCAGGTTGTCGACCGGGTACTCGTAATCCGCTTCTACCTGCCACGTATCGCCGCGACACGCTGCACCACTGACGCCGCGCACCTTGAGCCCATCCGTTACCGACTCGAACTCGCCGCCGAGCTCTCGCTGCCTAAGGTCGTCGGGGTTGCTCCATGCTGCGCCGAGCGGGTCGTCGCTAATCGGTCCCCAGCGCAGCGCGCAATGGTTGTATCCGACAAACGACCACCTCGACGAGCCCGCAAAGGCGCCACGGTGCCCCCACTCGATAAGGTTGGTGTTGCCGGGGTTGGTGCCGCTGTCGTCCTGTAGCTGGGTCGTGCTGCCGATGCCCTCGGCCCACGCGCGCGTGTGCCCTGGCACCGCGTACCACGTCTTGACGTTGCCGTGCATGTCGACCGCGACCCGAATGCGCGTCTTCACTGTCAGGTCGACCGACTGCTCGATAGCGTTGATGGCTGCCCCGGCGACCGTGTCGTACAGCCGGTATCCGCCGGAGTCCATGCGCAGCTCGAGCTCGTACACAAACGACGCCGTCGCCCCGTTGGAGTCGGAGAATCGCGCCGCTAGCGATATCTGGTCGGTGAGGTTGTTTCCGGTCGCGGCGTCAATCTCGACCTCGACCTCGTAGACAGCCGCGCGCGGGCCGTCGCCGAGCGGGCCGTCGTTGCCGCCAGCGCTGGTAAACGCTCGCTCGTAGTAAAGCGTCTGACCGGCTGCCGTCGTGATGTCCCATTGCGCCGTGCTGATGGAGCCGGTGCCCGCGCCCGTCGCAGTCCAGCCCATCGAGGTTGGCGCCCCGATGACGAGGTAGGCGCCCGCGTCGATGCCGCGCGTCCGGTCCCAGCCGATGTATGAATCGAAGGCGTAGGTCTCGGCGTCAAACGTGCCGGTCGCCTCGTTGCCGCTGGGCATCGTGTGCCGGCTATGACCTCCTAGGTACAACGCCGCCGTCGAGTAGGGGTCGTGCGTGTCGCTCGTACTGGACCAGCGAGTAACAAGCACAACCTTGCCCTCAGTCTCGGCGACTCCCCACGTGTGCAGGTAGCCACCGGTCGAGTGCCCGCCCGTAGTCGTCGCCCATGCGCCGTGCATTTGCTGCCAGGTCGCGCCAGCGTCGTCGGAGAAGTAGACGGCGAGCTGCGGCACGCTCGAGCTTTGGTCCATGTACGCGAGCACGCGCGGACCGCTGACGAGCAGGGCGAAGCCGCGCGCCGTGATGGTGCCGCTTGAAATGCCAAGGCCGGCAGGGCTGACGAAAGCCAGCGTCGAGCCGTCGTAGGACGCCGACGACAGCCGGGCCACGTAGGTCTGCGACGTCGAGCCGTTGTCGTCGCACATGCCGAAAACGAACCCGCCACCGGGCAGCGCGACCACGTCAACCCGCGTCGCGTCGTAAGTCGTCGCCGCCCTGTAGTCAGCTTGCACGAGCTCAAAGCTGGCGCCGCCGTCGTAACTGACGTACTGCGCGAGGTTGGGGTTGGTGCCGCTGTCCTCGTAATGCACAAACAGCACGACATCGCCGCTGACGAGGTCGACGGCTGCGCTCATCTCGGCAATGTTGTCGGTCGGTAGCCGTGTCGCGAGCGCGTTGTATGCGCAGGCCGACCACGTCGCCCCGTCGTCGCTGCTCGTGTAGACGTCGACGTTATCGCCGCTCGGACTGCCCATGATAAGCACGACGACGTCATCGGCGCGTTGTACCAGGGCCGGCCCGTACTGCTCGTAGACGTTGCCGTCCGCGTCCTTGACGCGGTCGGGCGTAAAGTTCGCATCCGACCACGTGCCGGCGCTCGGCGAGTACGTGCCGAGCTTGAGCGCGCCGCTGCTTTTAATCTGAGTCAGCGCCGACAGGACGGCGCCACTGGCGAGCGTCAGTGGCTGCGGTCGCGGCCTGTAGTAGAGCGTCTGTGAAATCGTGTACCAGGGGACGTCGAGTCCGGTGATGAGGTTCGGCGAGTCCTGCCCCATGTACTCCGACGAGCTATCGCCCGCCGCGACGTCGCGCCACACATAGCCGGCACGGCCGGCCGACGTCATGCCGCCCTGCTGCGCGTAGAACTCAAGGTGTCCGTCTGCGCTTTGGTCGCCGGCAGCCTGCAACACGAGCCCGGCGTCGTTTGATGGGCTGGGCACTCCGGCGCGCGGGTTTGCTTGCGTGTACGCACTATCGGTCGCGCCTGCGCCCTTGTCGGCGAGCTTGTCGACGCTGAACTCAGCGACGGGCAGCACGAACCCCTGGTAACGGTCGATGTGTTTCTCAGCCATGAGGTGCGTACCCTCCGACAGCCGGCGCAAGACCGACCAGCCGCTGCGACAGCCTCGAGCCGGGGTCGTCCATTGCCTTCGACGTCAACGCGCCGGCAACCTTGTGGTCGACGACGAACACGCCGACCGACGACGCGGGCCGAGCCTGCCCTGCGTTTAGGTCGCCGAGGATATCCGACCCGACCGCCGCGACTGCCTGCCGATTAAGTACAAACTCGCCGGGCGACAGGCTGGCAGGCACCTCGGACGCGGGAGACGCGCCGCGCACCTCGCCGCCGCTGTGAAACTGCTGCGAAGCCTGCGCAAAGCCTGCCGCCGCTGCTGCCTTGCTCTGAATGCCGACCGCTGCCGCTGCCGCTGCTGCCAAGGCAAAGCCTTGCGGCGTGCCGCCGTAGGTCGCCAAGGTCGTGCCGAAGGCTCCGGCCGCTTGTAGCTCGCCGCGCAGGATGGCTAGCCCTAGCTCAATCTCAGCCCGGCGCCGCGCTTCCTTGACGTTTGCCAGGGCGACGGACTGCAAACCGTCGACAATGGATTCGGAAACAGACAGCGCCGTGCTGATGGCCGTCGAGGCGAGACTCGACGTAATGCTTTGCTCAGCGTCGGCCACCTCGATGCGCTTGCTAAGGGTGCGCTCGTACTCGTCGCGCTTGACCTGCTCGGCGACCTTGACAGCCTCGGTGCCTTCTTTTACGGCGTCAGTGTTGCGCTTTTCCGCCTGAATTTGATTGCTGCGCACCTGGAGCGCGGCCGTGCTCTGCCTGATGTCTGCCGTAACCGTATCGACCCATTGCCCGGCAACCTGTCGCGCCGTGTCGAGCGTGCCCGTGTACTCGGCCGTTGCCTGGTCGAGCTTGGCCTGCATGGTCTGCAACTCGCCGACAGCCTGCTCGGCCTCGGCAAACTGCCCGGTTACTGCAAGCCCGGCAATCTTGAGCCGCTGGAACGCGACGCCCGCCGTGTCGGCGACGAGCTCGAATCGTGCGGAAACCTCGGCGACACTGACGCCAATAGCCGCCAGCGCAGGGATGACGATGTCGACGGCGACGGACCGAACGCGCTGCTGAAACTCCTCAAGCGCGCCCGTGTTGCGGAACTCCTCGAGCATATCGGCGGTCGCGCCTGCGACTGCTTCAACACTTGCCGCCAGCGGCACAATGACGGTATCGCGCACGGCCCGGAACTCGTCGCCAAACGACCGGACACCATCCGACTCGCCCACAAGCTCGGCAACCGCGTCGCGCGTCAGCTCAAACGCCTTCTTGGCGGTCTCCATCGTGAGCGCGATACCGACAGCCGCGGCGCCTGCCTTGAGCAGCGCCTTTTGCAAGCCACCGGTGTCCTCGGCGGCGTCGGCGCTTGCCTTGCCCTGCTTCTTGATGGCGTCGGCGGTCTTCTTTGACTGCGCCGCTGCCCGCTTGCTTGCCGACTCTGCCTTGCGGATTTCGCGCGACAACTGCGAGGTCAGCGCGCGCGCTTCCTTCGCTCCGATGTCGGGAATCTTTGCAAGCTCGGCCCGGAATGCGGCGAGCTCAGCCTTTATTTCAATGCCGACGACCTCGTTAGCCATTACCGGCCCTCCGCGATGCGCTTGCCGACGTCCTCGGCGAGCTTCTTAACGCGCTTTTTGACCGGCTTTTTGACGAGCTCGTTGAGCAGCGCCTTGCCGTCGCTGGCGTTGGGATTGGGCTCGTAGATGAACGGCCCGCGCTGCCCTGGGCGGTCGCGGCCTGGGATGGCGCGATAGTTGGCTCGGAACGCTGCTGGCGTCGCCCAGTAGCCGTCATGCGTTGTCTGCACCTTGCGCAGCGAGAAGCGGCCGGGCCTGCGCACGTAGACCGGCACCGGCTTGCCGCCGCTGCGGCGCGGGTCGGTCGAGCCGACAGCAAAGCGCACCTCGCCGCTTACAAGGTCGATGCGCTCGATGACCTCCATATCGCCCGACTTGCCGGTGCGCCATTGCACGTCCTGATACCACTGGGCCTCGGCGTCGCGGGCGACCTCCTCGGCAATCTCGCGCATCTCGCGTACGGCTGCCGTCTCGGTCTTTGCAAGCAGGTTGTCGACAAACCGGTCGATATCGCGGGACAGCTCGACCGTGACGCTGCCGGAGGTAAAGACGCGACGTGCCATGCCTCAACCCTCCCGCTCTATCCGCTCAAGCGCTAGCAGCTCGGCCTGCTGCTCGCGTGTCAGTCTGTCGAACCACTCAAGGTCGCCGGCACCGTATCGGAGCGAATAGCGCAGGGCGACGCGACGTGCCCACCCTGCGCGCCTCAAAAACCCTCGGCGGCGTCAACCTCCTGCTTGCCTGGCATGAGCGCATCCGCCAGCCCGGCGAGCAACTCGTTCCCTGCGTTTGCCACGTCGACGGACGTCGCGCCCTGCTCGCGCATGTACGAGTAGACCCGTTCTCCGTACCGCAGGACGTCGTAACCCTCGCGCGCTAGGGTTGTGCCCGCTTTCGCGCCGACACCGCAGCAGGAGCCGACGACGGCCGCGAGAGCCCACAAGACGCGCACGTCGCCCGCGTCAGCGTCGGCGTACTTCGCCGCCGTGATGACAAGCGCCTCGCGAATGCCGAAGCTCGGCAGGCTCGTCACGTGTCGAGCGCCCAGGATTGCGACGGTCTCAGGAAAGTCAGCCATTAGGCGTAGCTAATCCCGCTGCCGTTGATTGGGTAGGCCGTCCCCGAAACGTTGAACTGTGCGGGCGCGCCCTCCTGAAACGCGACCTTGGCGACGCAGTAGTCGAGCGTGATGGTCGAGTCAGCGCCGGCACCGAAGTCGGTCTGTTCGCCGGTCCAGGTCAGCTTGACCGCCCACACGTCGGCGTTGGCGCCCAGCGTCGACACGCCGGAGGCAAACGCGCCGCTCTTGTTGAACGCGTCGATGATGGTCTTTTCGGTCGCGTCGGTGATGTCGGTCGCGATGGCGGAAAAGCTGAACGTAACCGGCTCGTCCTGCTCCTTGCGCAAACCAAAGATGGTGCCCCGGTCGTAGAGCGGGATGACCGTCTTGTTGTCCTGGGCGAAGCCGTCAATGCTCAGGTCGCCGGCCTCGTACTGCACGGTAAGGCTGATGGGCGTACCCGTCGCGTCCTCGATGGTAATGGTGCCGTCGGCCGGCATAAACGGTACAGAAATGAGCGCCACAGCGGCCTCCTATGCGTTGTCGATTAGATGCACGACGGAAAACACGACTTCGTGCGTCCGCCAGTTACCAGAAGAAGCCGACGCGCGCGACGAGCGCACCCAGGTCGGCGCATTGAAATACACGGGCCACGAGCCGGAGCGGTCCACGAGCCGGTTGATAAGCGCGAGCTCCGCGTCGAGCCCGGCGTCGACGCTGGCGAGCTTCGCTTTCGCCTTGACCGGCGCCAGAAAGCGCACCGTCACCTCAGAGAGCACGTGTTGCCCGGCGACACGCTGCCGGCTCAAGGCGTCAACCGGCGTCGAGCTCGCAATGCCTACAGCAAACGGCGTGCGCTGCGGCGCTGACGGAACGGCGTCGGGCACCACATCGGGTCCGAATAGGTCGGCCGGCACATCGACCACGACCCAGCCAGACAGGCCGGCGACGCGGTCGCTAATGTCGTCGCGCACCTCGGCAAAGCTACGCGCCACGCCGCGAGCCTCCCAGCCATAGCGACGCAATGGACGCACGGCGGCGCTCGCCGTTGCTCTTGCCGTCGTCGTCTTCGTCGTAGTCGAAGGTGACTTCAGACCACGCCTCGCGCGTCAGGCCTCGGTACTTCTCCTCCTCATAGCGCCAGGTATTGTCTTGCGCGCCGGAGCCGGCAAAGTCGCCCGCGACAATGGCGAGCGTCGTGTACAGGTAGACCATGCGCAGCGCTGCCGGGTCCATCACGAGATAGGGGCGACGGCCGCGAGCCTCGAGGCGCGCGACGATTTCGTAGTGCGCCTCGTCGAGGTAGTCGTCGAAGTCCGTTATCCCCTGGTCGTCGAGGTCGGAGTGCCGCGCGAGCAGGTCGACGTGCGAGATAGGAATTGGCAAGCGCACGCGCACGCACGACGCATCCTGCCGCACAAGATGGTCGAAGCCGTCCGGCATCGTCAGGAGCCATTCGATGCGCCAGCCGGTGCCCAGCGACTCCGTGATGAAGTCGGCCTCGCTCGTCGTGTAGTAGGCGCGGCTTCCCGTGATGGTCACTGAGGCGTTGGTCACGACCGCGTTGCCTGCGACGTTGTACACGCTGACCACGCCGGACGACGGCGCGACGAGCGCCCCGCCCGAGTACATGCCGAGCGAAAGCTCAGTCGGGCGCGTCTTCTCGATGTAGCCGGAGCCCGGCAGAATGCGGGCCTGGTATTCGACGCGCGCCATCACT